TATTACCGTTGATAGCCGTCCATACAACTCTAAAATAATCGTAATATTCTAATGGATTTTCTATATCAAAATCTCTAAGTACGAGATCTTCCCAGCCACCTATTAACCCGGACCAACTTTTTAAAACTGTCCAATTACCAGTTGCTCCTACGCGACCAAGAATATACCCGTCCCGCGGTGAACGATGTTTTCCCAAATTTGTGTAGGTAGAATGGGTCATAGGTGCAATTCGGCATGTGTGTAATTGTATTTTATTGGGTATTTTTAATTCAACCCACTCCCCGTATATAGTGGTACCACCCACTAACGAAATAGCATACGGAGCCGTTGTAGTTCCGTCCCAATCACCTGTCGACGGACTAAATCTTTGGGGAGTAGTTTCCCACGCACTTCCATCTCCATTAAAAGCTTTCCAAGGTCCAGTGTTATTGGTCTCTTCTGTACTAGCATCCGCCACGTACCCAGTAGGTTGATTATCGGAAGTCATAGCCACCCTCGGATACTTAATAAGCTTCTTGGACCTGGGAAACTCTGCGACGACGTTAGAATTGAGTTTGATGGAGGCTGTGTTTGAGGTGTGGAGCATGTTAATGTTCTTAGTTTCCACGTTCGCACTCACGGTCAACTCACCACCCACTTCCACGTTCGCAGTCGTCACTAATCCCGTCGTCGCATTGTCGAATTGGACGGTGGTAGATGTTACATTTCCACGAGCTGTTATATGATCTAGTGTATGTGTTGATGCGGATAACTCGATAGTTCCAAGATTAAGCGTTCCACCAACATCTAGGTTGGATGATGTACTGACACCTGTGGTGACGTTCGTAAAGTTGACGGTGCCTGAGATATTCGAACCGGCTGGTTGAAATCCAATGGAACCTACTTTGAGAACATCCGTATGTACGTTTCCTGTGACACGTAGATGTGCGTTCTTAATGTCTAAGAATGAGTTCTCATTCGTGACGTAATACGCCATATCTACTATTTAGGGAGGTTTTTTTAAAATGGGAAAAGTCAACGGCTTTTGTTTGATACGGGATGTCTTTCTTGCAAAGTGGGACAGTCGCAAAGCGACTGGAACATTCCACTTTGGAGGAAAATTGTTTATTGAGGGGCGACGGGCCAAACCGGATTAGCCGGGTCTTCTGTGTTGGAAGGAAGGTCACGAAGAGCTTGCATATAGGTTTTCCATTCATCTGGAACGGGTGTATCCGTTGAATACGCTTTGAGGGTTACCCAATCGGATTGTTTTAATAGATCATCTCTAATACTTCTTAAACTATTAAGATTATTTTTTGTAATCTTTTCTATAGTTTCGGTATCTGAAATGTGTCGAAGTAGTATAACTCCACTTTCATCCCTGTATGCTTCTATACATTGGTAGTTTAAATTTTCCGGAATTTTAATAAATGTATCGGAAACTTTATCTATTAATGCGTAATTATTATATACATCTATAATTTCTAAAGTAATGGGATCTATCTCCGCGAACCTCATTTATTATAAGTATAAGAAATTATGTATAGCCAGTTATTGTCCAATCTCCAGATGAACTTCCCACGGTACTAGTACTACTGTATTCTTCGAATAATAATTTTATTTTTTCGTATGAAGCAGTCCCATTAGTATAGTTATGGAATCCACCTATAACTTGAACATATCCTACGGTGGCCCAAGTATAACTACTTGTAAACTGAACTTGCTGTCTTCCGTTTAATGTGTTGGCAATATCGATTATCAAGAAACAATCTCCGTTATTTACGGTTTTAGGATCACTCCTATAGATTGCGAGTGGTCCATCGGCACCATTATATATGCTTGTCAGTGTAGTGCTGCTGGTTTTTTTAATCGCAGATGCAAAACTCTCATAAGTGTTGATCCCTGAATATGCACTTTGTCCCACTTTCTTACCCCTGATACGAACGTTAAACCATCCGGACTTCCCTGGGGGTGCATCGGTACCAAAAAATCTACATGTAATTCTATGGTATTTGTATTTTTCCCATTGTATTGTACCTAATTCTATCGACGTACCTGAAGTCCAACTTCCTGTGTCATAGATAATTGGAACACCACCCCCATTCACAATAACCGACCCCCTCACATCCAAAGCCGCCCGGGGCTCCGAGGTTCCAATCCCCAAACGCCCAGCCTTTAGGGTCATGGACAGGTCCCCATGCCCGAAATACTCCTTCTGGTAGGCGTACAACCGGTAGATCTCGTCGGAGGTCAGGGCCCGGTTGAAGAGGCGGAAGTTGGCGATGGAACCTGCCGTATATCCTCCATCGATTCCTCTTCCTAAACGTAACGGACATGGTGAAGGTAAATTTAAAGGTGTTGTACCAGCCGCGGGAGTTAAAGGTGTCTGTAATTTTCCATTAATATATAGTAATAATGTCGTACCGGATATATAACCGCCTAAGTACGCGGCTCCCGTATAAACCATATTTACATGTATCCATGTATTCGGACTAAATGTTCCGGTATAAACATTATTATGAGCGTTACATACAATATAATAGGCACTGACGCTATTGTCCACAGTAAAGTACATACAACGTGCTGCTGTATACGTTCCTATACCCATACGGGCGACCTCACCTGCAGAATTAACTTTTAACCAACCAGACATGCTTAGTGCCTGCCCACCAGAAATTCCCACATCGGATAATGTTATAGTCTGATTTACACCGTTAAATGCAAAAGATTCGATACCTCCAGTCTCATCCAAAGTCGCCCCCGTCACTACACCGTCCCTATTATTAGTCGTCTCATCTGGAACATCACCAGACCCCGAATAGTTCTTCGCATCATAGTAGACCTCCAACCAATCCGTGTTGGGAACGTTGGCCACAGACTTTACGGTCACATCCGTTCCGTGAGCTTCGGGATCGTATTCGGGGGTGCCGAAGAGTTCCCATTCACCTATATTAGCATAGGTGCCACTCCAATTAATTCTCGTAATCTGAATGGCAAAATATTGATAATATGTAGGTGTATCTATGTCTGCTACCATTGGGATAGTATCAGTGTATGTATTATTAAAATTGATCGTCGCGAGTTTCACCCAGTCACCGTCAGTGCCTGTATTAGAAGCCCATATATCCGCAGTATCATTTCGTTCAGTGATATGTCTACGTCTACTAAATATTCTAGTATACGAAAGTTTTATTTTATTAGGAAGTTTAATTTCTAACCATGACCCCTGTTGTCCAAACTTAGTGAGGGTTGCCGAATTGGCGACTGGTGTATTAGATGAATACACTGCGCTGCTTGATAACCACGCATCAACCTCATTAGCATCGTTTGTTCCTGTAAAAGCTTTAGAAGCTAACAAATTCAGGTCATACTCACCCGAAGCCTTGATCGTGTATCCAGATACTGTAGAACCACTCCCTAACCCACTATACGGAGATGCATTCGTCCCCAAAGCCACCCTCGGATACTTAATAAGTTTCTTGGACCTGGGAAACTCCGCGACCACATTGCTATTGAGTTTGATTGAGGCTGTGTTTGAGGTGTGGAGCATGTTTACGTTTGAGACCACGTTCAGGTCTGAAACGTTTCCACTCACGGTCAAATTAGAAGAAACGGTCACATTCCCACTCACGTTCAACTCACCACCCACTTCAACATTTCCCGTAGTCACAAGGGATGTATCTGCATTTTGAAGTTCAATGGTTAAGGGTGTAGTGTTACCAGTGGCAGTAACTGCTTCAAGTGAGTGCTGGGCGACAACATTAATTATACCCATATTAATAACTCCACCCACCGAGAGATCACCATTTACATGAAGGGTAGCCTCTGGTTGGTCGGTGCCAATGCCGACTCGTGTTAGGTCCGTGTTTACGAATAGGTTAGCCTCGCCCACCTCTAAATTCGATCCACCTAGGGTACCTTTACCAACAACAAGTGCTCCACCAATTTCAACATTGGATGCAGTTGTAATGCTTAACGTCGGGTTAGTAAATGAAATTGTATGAGGTGTCACATTTCCCACCTCGGTGACTGTATCAAGTGGATAGGATGGTTTAATACCTAATGCACCCAAAAACATAGACTCAGCTGAAATATCACCATCTACCACGAGGACGTTGGATGCCGTATCATCTATAAAAAGATTGGAACCAACACTCAAGGTATGTTGAGGTGCGGCATTCATGATACCGACGGATACAGAAGTGATTCCAGGATTCTGTGGATAATAAATTTTATTTACTGGATTACCTAATGTCGTCCAGTTAGTTGAGCCTCCACCCGCAGGGAGATTTATGAGTCGGCTACCATCACCAACAAAATGTGTTGCGACTACATTACCTGTTACCCTAAGAATACCATCAGTCGCGTCATCGTCAACATAAAGGTTGGATCCGACGGAAAGATCGTGTATGGGATTGGCATTAGAAATGCCTACACTACCGGCGGTGTATGATAATTCATTAGTACCAGCTGTTTTAGTCCAATGACCGGACCCACTTCCACCACCGGAAATACCTGTCAATCGACTACCATCACCAACAAAATAGGCTGCGACCACATTTCCGACGACTTCAACATTACCACTGGCAGTCAACGATGTAGAAGTATTTGTAAACTGCACGGTATTTGATGTTATATTACCCGTGTTTACAGCATCTCCAAGTGTAACCGAAGTTACGATACCAGAAAGTTGACTACCATCACCAATAAAGTAGGCCGCTTCTACATTTCCCGAGGTTACTACATTTCCGGCGACTTCAACATTACCACTCGCAGTCAACGATGTAGAAGTATTTGTAAACTGCACGGTATTTGATGTTATATTACCGGTGTTTACAGCATCTCCCAACGAAACTGAAGTTACGATACCAGAAAGTCGGCTACCATCACCAATGAAGTGGTCGGCCGTGACATTTCCGGTAGCTACAATATTACTACTCGCCCTCAAGGAGGTTGTAGGGTTGGTAAATTGTATTGTATTAGTTGTTGTTGGGCTATTGTCGGTGACTACTTGTAATCCCGAACTTGTTACCGTACTTATACCAGTGAGTAAACTACCATCACCGACAAAAGTAGATGCAACTACATTTCCTGTAACCTCAACATTAGCAGATGCTGTAATTTTGGAAGCCTCAACATTTCCAGATGCGACAATACGGCCAGAAACGACGAGTTCTGCGGCCGGTGAGATGTTTATCGTAGCCCCCATCCCGGAGTGCTGTGTGCAGTAATAATACAAGGTCGTAGGGGCTCCGAATGGAACTGTGAACTTTATATAATTAGTAACGGAATCATCTACACCATTTGAGTATTCACCACTCTCTTGAGCTTCAGATATTTTGAAAGGATGACCACCCGCGTTGGAAGCCGTTATGTCAAATATATAGGTTTGACCTTCATGGAGTTCGAGAGAAGCTTGTGAATTACCATCTATCGAGTATAAACCACCACCAGCGGTCACAACAAATGTTTTTGTAGTTCCTAGTGTAGCTACATTGCTCACGAATAAAGATGTGGAAGTCACGTTACCAGATACATTTGTATTTGCAACATTTAGAATACCACCATCAATGGTGACGTCTCCTGTCAGTCCGTAGAAATTCTTAGAAGACATGCTACCTTATAGGAAGGTGATAAAATAAATTGTTATTCATGCATGCTTTATGATTGACATAACAATTCGTCAGTAATTTAAAAAGAAAATACGCCATATATAAAATGTCAACAATGACAAGTTGGTTGCTCACACCTTTTCGATGTAATAGTAAAAAGAAACGACCAAATAGATCTTCCCTCCTGGATCACCCACCTCCGCCTATAGATGTTAATAGCGAATGGAGTTTTGGACCTTACTCATGGAAGGCTACTGTTGAAGCTCTGGATAAAGACGGAAAGGTAGATAGAACCTTTATAGGCTATAGCCAGAACATGGATATTACAACTCGAACTAAATTTGCATGTGATAGACATAAAACATCTGGTACAACATGTGGAGAACCAGAAATGGCAATGAAGGGGGGTGAATGTGATGAAGTTATTTTTATGAAAGTAAAAGAAAACACCAAACTAATTAATCTTACGAACCCATTCTTTTAAAATTTTTCACTTTCCCTATCTGGACCTATATATACCGGAGGTGCTTCAAGTATCTCAAGTTCAAGTTTACCCTCTTGATTTTGAGATGGTGTTACGTAAGCTATACGACAATCGTTCGCTCTAAGAATAGGATTACCACCGGTTTGTGTTGGTACAACTACTGGTTTACAAAGAAGTGCGAACATTAAATTAAGTAAACATTAGATTTCATCCCATTTTTTAACACTTATATTAGTCTCTTCACACCAAGGATATACATCTTCACCAACAAAATGAATGGCATTAATTCCATTGCTGATACAATCTGTACAAATACCTATGCTATCATCAATAATCGTGTCAAGGGCAAGGGAACGACAAACATCTACTTTTTTAATTTCAAACGGGGTAAAACTATTAGTCAAAATAAGATCATCGAAAATATCTGGGAAATACTTATCGAGCCACCACTCAGTTGTCTCTCGGGCAATATTTTGTCTGCCGGTAACAACGTAAATTTTGTCAGTTTGTTCACGGAGTAGGGTAAGTTTCTTGTGAGCACCGGGAATGGGTTTCAGATTTTTGAACGCCTGACTGCTATAGAACGCTCGTACCATCTTTTGAGATTCCCCTTCAGGAATTGAAAAGATATCACGATAGAGGTAGGAGTATTTTTCTTTCCTAGGCATGGTGAGGCCACGCCATTTGGCCATTGGAAACAAAAAGGGAACGAGTACTTCGTCAACGTCAACAGCGATCCGGTTCATTTACTATAATTGGGGGATTATTGTTTAAGTATTTCATACTTATCAACGAAATTGAGAAAAGTCCGGCTGATGTATTCGCCACTATCATTGGTACGACACTGAAATAGATAGAGTAAACTAAACCCAAAGCACTTGCGAGAAGATTGATATGTAAGAAAGTATAATTTATTGCGTGTGTATCTTTGGTAACATATACATGAACAACTTGTGGGACAAACATTATTGTTATTAAAATAGAACTGACAAGGCCAATATATTCTACAATTTCATCCATACTATCCTATCACTCGTAATCTCTAATTGTCACACCTACGGGAAATCGTGGAACACCGAGAGCAGTAAGGTTTTGGAACCGAACAGTCAACATCTTTCCCATAAACTTCTCATGGTTCTTGTAGTCCTTCTCACGTTGGAGGATGGTACCTTCGGGTCTGACTGTGAATTCCCGATCATCTTGGGTCTTACACACCCAAACAACTGCATTGGCATCACGACCGTGACCAGTCTTGGCCCCAGTGATTTCATATTCCTCGGTCTGGAAATCCTTGTGCTTGAGGAGGTAATTGCTTCGTTGACCAACCTCGTAGACACTGAAGCGGTCACGGATCATGGTACCTTCATGTCCTTCTTCAACGTGCTTCTGATGCACGGCAGGAAGGTCCTTCTTTGATTTTACGAGTGTTGTTTTCACATATTCGTAATGAGGATTGTAGACGGAATCCTTGACATACTCCCAGCGTTGCTCGAAGGTCATCTTATCCCTGGCAAGGGCTTCAGCTTTGAGATCAAAGAAATCAAACACGTGAAACTTGAGCTTCAGGGGATCAGTCTTGAAAGTACTCGTAAGTTCCTCAAAGTTGAGGTTAGGATCAAAGGCTTCACCGTCAACGTATTGACCCGGCTCAAGACCCTTCCCAAGAATTTCAGTTCCGGGGATGATCTTTCCAGTTCTTGAGATGCCACCGTCCTTTGATACCAAAAGACGAACACCGTCAAGCTTGGGTTGAACATAGAAGGGTTCAGAGATGTGCTTCTGACGATCCTCCCATTTGTTTGCAAGCATTGGCAAAACTTGGCTGCACTTGGTATTCTCGTTGTTCCACATAGTTTGAGCACGCTTGACAGCTTTCTCATAACCAGTCTTGACATTGGTTCGCGATTCAGTAAACTTGTCGTTTCCCACGATACCGGAGATCTTCACAATATCAGCAGTTCCATTTTTTAGGTCTTCAACTTTGAAGTCGATGTATCGTTTGCGACCATGCTTGTCTTGGCGGATAAGGCGTTCCATTATACAATAATAAAATGTAGGTTTTAAATAGATGTCTGAGTTACCAGTTGTAAATCATGGTAGAATGGAGCGACTTAGGTTGCCAGATGACGACACTTTTAATTTAAATATGATGTGTGTAATTTTTATTTGTGTCGTCGTATTGGGGTTATATAAACGATCGGTCGACATTAGGCAATCCCGTGAACGATCTTATATTTTAAGGCTTTAGTCGAAGAGAGATATACATCTTTCTTCATCATTTTTTTAAATTTTCTCTGTGGGATTTTTGTCTTTTTCATGTAGATGTCTTTGATGGCCTTCATGAATTTGCCACATGATTTCACCTCGTCCTTCATCTCTTCGTAGTTACCCCAAAATTCACCTGTACTAAGTTGATGAATCAAGATATGGGCGTTGGCCCCCATAAGTCTCTCCGAACCACCGAGTAGCATGAATGTGGCAGAACTACAACACGACCCCTGTGCAATTGTGGTAACCTTTACACGAGACTTTTCCAGGACATTCATGGCAGCGATACCTGCAAATAGGTCACCACCTTCGCTCATAATATGAACACGGATCATGGGTGTGTATCCATACATATCCGCTGCTTTCTTGAGTACATCAATCTCAAGTTTTTTGAAGTATTCAGTAAAATCTAGAATACTTTCTTGAGTAATCTCTCCGTAAAAGAAGATTTCGTTACCGATGGTCTTGACAGTCGCTGGAGTATCGTCGTTATCGTCTTTCGATGACATGTTTGAGAGCCTTTTTTATATTTGTCACGTCTCTTTGTTTTAACTTACTTGTTACGGCGAGGTGGTTCATCACGTCAAAATCTTGTGGAGTGATTCCATAGTCTAATAACCTATCAAAACGTCCAAGCTCTGCATATCTCTTTAATAGGCACATTTCATCCACTCCGAGGCGATTTCCAGATTTTCTTCTGATTTCACTAAACTTTTTGAAACGCATTTTAAAATTTCCAAACTTGGTCCATGCGCTACCAGATCTAATAGTGTCTGGTTTGAGCGGTGTATCAAGATATGCTTTTGGAATTCGTATACCGGAGTGAGTATAATAAGGAAGTAGATTCCATTGACCATTATAGATATATGCATCGAGTACATCGGCTTCGGAGAGGGAGTTTGATATACGTATAATATCGGCACCTTCAGATTCAACATAGTTTTCTTGAAGTGTATCACATATATGACCGTGCTCGGGTATACTATCGTACCATGGAAATGGATCGCTAGTACAGAGAATATCTCTCACATATTCTTTTGAAGTTTTAAAATCATCTATGTCGTCATAGTTTTCTATATAGTTTAGGTAATTTCGGACGGACCCCTTTGATTTTATTGCTGCTTCTTCGGCTCCTTTTACATTTTTTATAGTTAACAGTTGATCAACTGTTAGGGGTCTAATGAAAACTGTTTGAAAGTTTGGAAGTAGATACCCATTTATAGCAGTTGCAATCAGTGATTTATTATTCACTGAACCATTTTCAACAACATGATCTACTAAGTGTTTGTACAATAGTGGTTCGGCGTCATAATCTTCCACAATGATTGGTACACAGGTATCTTTCAAGTACTCGACAGGTGTCTTCTTATGAATTTGTATACATAAATTCAAATCGATAACTTGTTGAAGTAAATGTGTTTTACCCACACCTGTTGGACCACATATAAAGACGTTTTTGTTTTCGTCAATTAAACGTTTAATTCGTTTGAATTCTTCAACATGAATTGTGTTCCCTTTGTCATTGTTTTTTTGTGGAATAATTTTAATGAAGCGGTCCATGGATGATCTTACTAATCAGGCCATAGATTTGGTGCTGGAAAATGACGCACTACATGAAAGGGTAGTCAAACCTTTAAAACAGAAAATGTTCCCTTATGCTGTATCTATAACTATATTCAACCTCATCCTATTTATTCTCGTCGTTCACCTTGTTCGACGTCTATCGATTCTTCAGACTTCTCTTCATCATTTTGAAAAACTTTCCCAACCTTAGAGAATGGTGTATCTTCGGTGATAGCCGTTATGACATGAATGGGTCGAACGTCTAGTATTTCTGGTTTGATGAAATCCGTTTCTTCATCAGGGTATGTTTTTTCAAAGTCTTTTATAATATTTATAGGAACAGCTGGAGACTGTTCGATGAGACGATCATACTCGGCTTTACATTCTTCCACAAATTTCAGACCATCCTTTCTACGTTCTTCACGGGGAAGAGCTAACATCAGTCGAATATTACGCGATAATAACCCATATGACAAAGCAGCCGTTCTATGATTTTCCATTAATTCGTTTATTTTCAAAAACTGCATTATGGTGGCTATGAGACCAGCGACCAAATTCAGACCACCAATCACCGAAGGAATAATAGGTCGCATTCCTTCTGGGAAAGAAGTTTGTGCAAAATTCGCGGTACCGGTGACTGTGGATAATACAATTACGGGTAAGGTAAAACGCATTGATAAAGTTTTATAGAGTAGATAGGCTCGATGGTTCATGAACCTATAACATGCTGCAGCCTCACCCCACTGGCGTAATATATTTTCATGTTGATCGTTCCACGATTTTTTCATCGTCTATTATATATGAACATAATCTTTGTGCTTCATTTATTAATGTTGGTGGCGGCTGTGGTCGTACCCATGTTCGTCAAAGACGTTCGATGGCTTGAGATGTATTCTTTATTTATACCATTTGTCTTTTTCCACTGGATAACAAACGATGACACATGTTGTCTTACGCAACTTGAGGTATATTTAACTGGTCAGGATAAATCGAAAACTTTTATGTCACGAGTTCTTGACCCTGTGTATAATGTTTCTGATGACACATCTGGTAAACTCATTAAACTATCCGCTTTTGCCCTCTGGATGTTGGTTCAAGTAAGACTTGGCCGCATTAATACGATCATGGGGCTTAAATCTAAATGAGTCAAAAAAGTGAACAGCCACTTTCCAATTGTAGTGTATAATCATACATAGAGCATCTGCTATATCGTGTTCACGATCATATGGTATTTCCTCTATGTACTTTCTGGCTATTTTCACACTTCTTTCCTTTCGTTCTTCGTAATTTAAACCACCCATACCAAAGTGTCTATGCACACTAAGTGGGGATATCAAAACCACTTTATCCATGAAGATGTAATGTAACAATGCTTCTATATTATTCATCCCAGATGGTGGCTGTCGTTCCACAAGAATCACATCAGCTTCTTTAAATATATGATCATACTCCTCTACAAATAAAGATATCAGAACAGCGGCATCATTACTCTTACCCAAATATTTATACTCTCCTAAATCAACTTTTTTCAAATATTCAATTTCTATTTTATGTCCATGACATAATGCCATGACCAGGCCCATATTTGTATACCCAATATCGATCCCCAATATTTTCATGGCTTATTATAAAGATGAAGATTAACTATAAGCTTGTAAATTCTGTAGTTCTTCTGTCTATCCCCGTGATCATGATTTACGCTTTAGTGAGGAACCCAGTCGAAGTAGAAGTAGAGGTCCCCGTTCCGGTGGAGGTACCAGTTCCCGTGAGGGTTGAGAGTCAGCGAATGCCTCCAGAATACAGAGGTCCACCCATAAAGAAATACAAGCCTGGACATTTCCAGCAAATCGGACTACTTTCTAACGAGGCGGGTGAAACTTTACCTCTATATGGTCGCGAGGTTCGTAACAGACGTGACCGCTATCACTACCACACAACAACCCTGGGTGATCAGGTGTACCCTATTCCCGTTTCCATAGATGGTCGTGAGTGTACAGAGGACATCGGTTGCCCCGAATTGTATGGTGGTGAGCAAGTAACTGTCTATGGTCGGGATGATGTTTTCACTGTGAAGGCGTACCGGACGGACAATTTTTTCTAATTAAATCAAATTCTCTCATTGTCAAAGATCCATTATCTCCTCTTCGTTGAAGGTGAATAGCCTTAATCTTCAGTAATTGAAGTACCGTATCATCATCCAAGTGTTGCGAAAAATTCCGCTTCGCTTGAATGTCGTCAAGTTGATTGTTCTCTTTTAGAGATTGTATATATGGCCAGGTATACCGCCGCAATTCATTTAGTTCCCCTCGTAAATTTACCATCTCAGGAAGAAGTACTTCTCGTATGAGTCGATTTGTTTCTGTTAAATCTTCTTTATAGGACATAGTTATATTTCAAACATTTTCTTTATCAATATTAATGGACTACAAGCAGTTGAAGGAAAAAGTTAAGGGAACCGGTCAACGTGTCACAAAAGATGTAAATGGTAAACGCACAAAATTAACCATGAAGGAGTTACGAAAAAAGGTTCGCAGAAATATGGAAAATCGTGTTAAAAATGCAAAACAGACAGTTGGTATGTGCAAATCTCTGTTAAACATGGGTACCACAAGTTCTAGGGCTCCTCCTCCACCACCACCTCGACCTCCTATGAGGCGCGCAATGCCTTCACGTGGTGGTATGCCACAGAACCTAATCAGGAATCTTCAAGGTGCATTGAATCGTCGAGGTCTTAGACAAATCGCAAACCGAAACGCGAGGACAACAGTCGCTTAGCTTTCGTCATGGATGGTTGACTCCAAAGTAACCACCTAGACCAAAAACCGGCAGTGTACATACCATTTTTCGACCAACGTTCTTTATCACTCTTAACGACGCTCAACATACGTCTATGTACGTCTTGATCGCCGCTTGGAACATTTCCACCATGACGTTGAACATATAAACGCATCCGCATTGGATCTTTGTGGATTGTATAGTCAGTGTAGCCTCGACCACCAAAGTCTACTTTACGACCATTTTCGAAGATCGCTCTGAATTTCTTTTGGGGGTTGGGACTCTTGATGAGTCTGACCTTCATTATTATAATTAGACAAGTTTATTCTGCTTGAGTATGATGTACGCAAGCATGAGTACCTGGACAACCTGGAAAACGGTAAGACCGAAAGGCATCTTGGGGACAATGAGTAACTTCTTCTGGACGGGTTCGGCCTCAGCCTCGGTCTCGGGCTGGTATTTTTCGTAACAGTGGGGCATTTCTATATACCTAGAAATTAAGCACCACTACAGGAAGGGCAAGCGTAATTTTCAACCAACTTCTTCTCCTTACCACGCTTCAATAAGAAGAGATGGTCATACATGTGAAGGAGGGTTGTCGCCGCGAAAATAGCAATAGCGGGACGATTACCTAAGTTCTTTGTCATCACGAGGACGAACAGGAAAACGGAGAGAAGTATAATTTGTACCTGAGTAAACATCATATTTATAATACATTTAGATTATTTATGAAGTACTGCACGGTGACAAGCTATATGTCACGTGGGCCATGTGTCATAAGTGACAACGTGTTATGTGCTGAGAGAAGACTTATACGCAGCCTGTATATCAAGTGTATCAAGAGTGGTAAAAAACCCCATCAATTTACAGACTGGCTACACCGAAAGTATGGTCAGTTGATAGTAGAGAGAAGGAATACACTTGGAGATGCGATATCATTACCCTGTGTATTGTGTCGCAAAACTTTGTCAAAACACGGGATAAAGTGGA